CTCGGTTTAAGGTAAGTGATGCAACTCAATCTGACATTGTTATGGGGCTGCAAATCACGGACACAACCCCGCTGGATGTGTCGGAAGGTATCTTTTTCCAAAAAGATGACGGAGATGCCAATCTCGATTTTCATATTGAAAAAGATAATTCCGCGACAACCGATAGTGCGATTAGCACACTTTCTGACGATACGTTTGTTACGGTTGCTTTTCATTACAATCCGAATGGAAATGCTGGGTCGGGATCGTTTTCGTTATATGTGGATGATTCTAAAGTCGCTGAACAAACGACTTTGACCAACGTGCCTGATGACGAAGAGCTTACGGTTTCGTTTGGCATTCAAAATGGTGCGGCTGCTGCCAAGACCATGACCGTGGATTACATTATCGCTGCTGTTGAGCGGTAATAGGCAACAAGAGAGGGGGGCGTTGCCCCCCTCTTATTTTCGGAGGAATAAATGGCTGATGCAGTAGCGGTAACAACAATTCAAGATGGCGAGAAAGATTTGGTGGTTCAACTCACCTCCCTGTCCGATGGTACGGGAGAGTCAGATGTAGTGAAAATAGACGTTTCTGCCCTTGGCTCTGACACAAACGGAAACGCTTGTGACGGCGTTGCGATACAGGAAGTTTGGGCGCAAGTGAATGGGTTTAATAGTGGTGTTATTTTAAAGAATGATGCCGACACTGACACGGTGGCAATGGCTATTGATCCAGGTTGGACATATCAGGATTTTTCTTCAGTAGGGGGTTTGAGGCAGTACGGAACAAATAAAACGGGAGATGTTACCCTCTCTACAGTGGGGGGTGGATCAGCAGCGTCGTCGGGAGATTCATATATGATTCTCATTCGAGCGACCAAGCACTATGCATAAGAACGATGTTATCAGACGCCAGTTTCGTTTGGAATTTAATTCTTAGCGTTGCAGTCGGATCATTTGTGTGGTGGATGCGTAACATCAGTTTACAAATCAGCACACTCAGGGGAAGCATTTCCGACACACGCGAAGAAATAGCTAAAGCGTATGTGACTAAAGACGACCTTCATCAAGACATGAAGGAGTTAATGAAGCGTTTTGATCGATTAGAAGAAAAGTTTGAACGGTTTCTTACTTCACGTTTGGAATAATTTATTATGCCCAAGGGATTGGTGAAACCAAACATTCCTCCCGATAGCTGTGACCATATTGATAGGGTTATAGAGTTGGCAGAAAACCTTGTTGGCGAAATGGATGCGGATATCCGCAATGGGTACACCAATATCATTAAAGAAGAAATGGAAATGGTGCGGACGATAAATACCCAGTTAAGGACAGCTAGTAAGTTTTGGCACGATAAATACAAAAAGAAATGAGTTCACCCCATTAAACAGAGGAGACGTTAGGATGCCTAAAGTTGGTGGTAAACATTATCCCTATACCCCAAAAGGTAGGGCTGCTGCTAAAAAAGCAATCGCTAAGAAAAAGAAAAAGAAAAACACTAAGAAAAGGTATGCCTGATGGCAACAAGCGGAACGTCTGCCTTCAATCTCGATATACTAGAGGTATGTGAAGAGGCATACGAGCGGGCTGGTTTGGAGATGAAGAGCGGTTATGATTTGAAAACTGCTCGCCGTAGCCTTGATATAATGTCATTGGAGTGGATTAACCGTGGGCTTAACCTCTGGACAATTGAAGAGGGTACGCAAACACTGACTGCGGGAACGGCGACATACAGTTTTCCCTCTGGAACGATAGATTTTATTGACCAGATGATCCGCACGGACGCAGGGGATGTGAACAAACAAACCGATACTTCGGTTACCCGTATTTCCCCATCTACCTTTGCATCTTTGCCAAACAAATTGCAGCAAGCAAAACCTCTTCAAATCTATATTCAGAGAATTACTTCCCCGCAATACACCCTGTGGCCTGTACCTGATGACACAGAAACTTACACGCTTGTTTACTGGCGGGTGAAGCGCATACAGGATGTCGGCACCAAGGGGTCTAATAATTATGATGCCCCTGAACGGTGGCTACCCGCCCTAACTGCTGGTTTGGCATATTATATCTCAATGAAAAGACCAGAATCCGCTTCTCGGACACAGGGTTTAAAACAGGTCTATGAAGAGCAGTTTAACTACTGCGCTGAAGAAGACAGGGTGAAGGCTGGGTTCCAAGTGGTTCCTGGCGGTTATGCGTGGATGTAATGGGCAATTATGCAAGCGGAAAGTATGCATTGGGGATTTGCGACAGAAGCGGGCAAATGCATAAATTGCATGATCTTTATCCTCAGATTAAAGACGGGAAAGACACTGGATTAAGAGTTCACCAGTCAATGCTTGATGAAGACCAGCCCCAATTGTTTCTTGGCTCTATGCCAATTGACGATCCGCAAGCTCTTCGTGTGGCGCGAGTAGATACGGGTTTGGATGAGCAGCGGGCGACGGTTTGGAATTGGTCGCCAGTTGGGGACAATAATTCCTTACAGCATCTGTACGGCTTTTCAACTCAGGAAAGCTGCCAAGCAACAGGAAGTGTTGGAACAGTTACGGTATCAATTACATGATTTCACCCTCGGAAATATCTATGAAATTATTGCAAGCCGCCGCTGAAGCGCCTGGAATAAATTATTCCATAAAGGTGCGAAGGGGGGATGACGGTTTTGAGGTCGGTGTTACGTTTACTGGCCTTGAAGACGATTCCCATGCTGATCTTTTTGCCCATTATATATTGTCGCTTCTTGAATTAAATGGAATGGGAAGTGCTGGGGAGTTACCAAATTGAATTATTCGACACTTGTTCAGGCAATTAAAGATTACACCCAAAATACGGAAACAACATTTGTGGGGCAGATTGATCAATTTATAGCTCAAGCAGAAAGGCGCATTTTGCTTGATGTTGATCTTCCTTATTTTAATAAGAATGTTACTGGCGCGATGACGAGTGGGAATAGCTATCTTGCCAAGCCGAGTGATTTTCTTTCTGCCAAATCATTAGCAACCATTAGTTCGGGAAATGAGTATACTTATTTGTTGCCGAAGGATGTCTCTTTTATGCGGGAGGCATATCCTGATACAGATATAACGGGGCAACCTAAATATTACGGGCATTTTGATAATTCGTTTTTTATTCTTACACCCATCCCCGATGCGGGATATACGACTGAACTGCACTATAAATACAGTCCTGTGGGTCTTTCATCCAGTAACACGACAACGTGGTTGGGGGACAACGCTGACCCTGCTCTTCTATATGGCTGTTTGATTGAAGCCTACACCTTTATGAAAGGTGAGCAGGATTTATTGCAACTGTATATAGGCAGGTACGGCGCTGCCATTGAGGATGTTAAAAGGATAGGGGAATACCTCGATAGAAGGGATTCTTATAGAAACGGGGAGCCAGTGATGGCGTCTAATTCAGGTCAGGCGGCATGATTGGGCTTGAGGCAAAGGGAGTCCCTCCAGTTTTTGTTTCGACAAGTCGGAACGGGGGGTTATCGGCTGACCAATTGACGGAACTGTGCTGTAATAAAATTATTAGTGTAAGTGAAGATGCCCCTCCTGTAATTCGGCAACAGGCAGAAGCGTTCCGTTTGCGGATGCAGGGTATTGTACACTTTTACATATCCCAAGCTATGCAGTCGGAGCGGGATACTTGTGTGCAGACTGCGCTCGCAGGCGGTTATAAAGATTTAAGCGACATCTTGAGGAGAAAATAAATGGCGTTTTCAGGCAACTTTATGTGTACTTCTTTCAAGGGAGAATTATTGGAAGCTGTACATAACTTTAAAAATTCAGGGGGCAATACGTTCAGGCTTGCACTTTATACGAATAGTGCCTCCTTTACTGCTGCAACTACAGCATATACTTCTAGTAACGAAGTGAGCGGTACGAATTACACAGCAAAGGGTAATTCTTTAACAAATGTTGATCCATCTACAAGCGGCACAACCGCGCTAACCGACTTTGCGGACACGAGTTGGTCTTCTTCAACCATCACGGCGCGTGGCGGTCTTCTTTACAACGACAGTGCAAGTGGAGACCCAGCATGTTTGGTGCTTGATTTTGGTGCGGATAAATCAAGTAGCTCAGGAACCTTTACCGTTCAATTCCCAGCGGCGGATGCGTCTAACGCGATTATCCGCATAGCGTAGTTTATTATGTCTGGTTGGGGGCGCAACACTTGGGGTTCAGGCCCGTGGGGAGAGCCTACTGACGTTACGGTTGCTGTTACGGGTGTAGCGGGGACTGGAGCAGTTGGATCAGTAACAGTATCAATTAGTAAAACAGTTGCTGTTACGGGT